ATCTATGATTATATCTTTATCTACAGATTCATTAGATTTTGCTAATTTATCAAAATTTTTAGTATGAATATTATTCGAATGTCTATTACTTATAACATTTTTAGTTAATTTTATATTTTTTATAGCCATTATCTAACAACTTTAAAATAGTAATTATTATCATATACTTTTGTTCCCTCATTATTAGTGTGTTTAAATAATAGTCTATAATATCTTTCAGGTTGTAAACCTTTCATAAATATTTTAAAATACATACCCTCATCATCAGCACTTAATTTAGTATTATTATTATCAAAAGGGATTATTTCTTGTTCTGTATGGGCATCTCTTATACTATAGTAAGATGCTGTGGTAAAATATCCTGCGTTTAAAAAATTAGATGATGAAGCAAATTGTCTAGTAGGATATTTATCTCTTACATGAATTCTAAAAGTAGCTTCATCATTTTGATTATATTCTTGTTGGTTTCTATAAAGTAAAACACTTAATTCCCCACTTTGTTTAGCGGATGATTGTTTATTATGAACACTATCATCCCATTTAAAACATAATTTAGGGGGATGTATTGTATGAGTATCAACTGAAAAATATTGTAATTCACCAAAACTAGCAGATACATTTTCTTCTATTGTATCTGGTTTTTTAATCAAAAATCCATTATTTTCTACACCTGTAGGATATGTGCTACTATTAAATAAACTTGCACTAAATTTTTGAACTATATTTAATACATCAAAATCTGTATCTAAAGAATCTCCTACTAAAAACTGTTGTGTTGATGTAAAACCACTACCAGTATACCATACTCCACCACCCTCTGTTATTAAAGTAGAATCAATCGAACCAGTTGATCCTGCTCCAAAACTTGCAGTAGTCCATTCAGTAGCTACTGTTGTATTATTTCTATATCTCCAACTAGCACCATTTGAACTAGTAGGTAAATTAGAATATCTACCTGTACCCTCATCCCAAGATTGTGATATAGTAAATAATTCTAAATTTAAAGTTGAGATTAAATTTTTAGGTTCTGCTGCCGTAAGTTGTAAACTTGCTGTAGTTATATTGTTAAAGTTATCATGACCTATTATATCTTCTATAGTAGTTGTTATGTCTTCATTTTTAAATTTTAATATAATTCTAGAAGGATATAAAACATTATCAGTTGATCCTCTTTCTTTTACAATTTCAAGGATTTCATCACTACCTGCATTCATTTCTTTTCTATCAGGGTGACTGTATAAAGTTGTATCTATTTCAGGAAATAAAAAATAATATGCCATTTTAATATGTTGTTACGCTTCCTCTAATGTCTGTGTTTGGAAATTTAATTTCAAAAATACTTGGATCTAAAGAGGGATAAATTACTTCGTTTCTAGTAGCTAAATTAATAGGGTAAATATATTGTGAATAACCATTTAATGTACCACTTTTATTAGTAATTGTTACTGTTTCTATTGTTTGTACACCATCTACTGCTCCTATTAAGTTTTTAATATCAGATAATATTATAGGTTGGTTGATTTGCCATTTATCAATATTAAAATAATTTTTTAATTCAGATATACATTGTAATAATACTTTTTCATTATTATAGTTTTTAAAAGTAGTTATTTCAAAATCTAATGCTATATTAATAATAAATGCATCTTTAATGTTAATAGCATCTGTTAGCATTCTATATTGTTCTAAATAGGTTGCTAAATTAGTTTTTGTAGCTGTGTTTAATAAACTTAATTTTCTATCTGAATCATATCCTAAAGTATATAAATTTAAAGCTAAAGGATTAGGAATACGATTTGGTTCATTAGTTAAGGGAGATATTTGATCGTCTTGAGTAATATAAGCTTTTGTTATACTTCCAAACTGTGGAGGCATAGATAAGGTTCTTATTATATAATCTTCTCTAGTTACTGTTCTTTGTTGAGCTCCAAAATTAGCTATTGCGTTTAATCTAACATCTTCTACACTATCCCCAGCACCCCCTCCTTTAGCAGCTTCTACATTTGTAGAGCTTACAGTTGATTTTACAAAATTTAACATTCCAGAATCCAAATTAACATTATTACTAGTTAGTAAAGTACCTGTTTGAGTTATTGTGTTACTATTTACATTAGAAGATAAACCACCTCCCACTAAATATGTTACTGTTAATGTTGTATTAGCCGGAACTTGTCCATATGCTTTTGTATATAAAAAGTTTGAAGGATCATATGCTCTATCTAATTTAGATCTACCATCTTTAATTCCTAAACCTATATTATCTGGATTTGGAATAATTTGTTCATCAGCTTTATCACTTATACCTGCCCCAAATTGGATTTCTATTTGGTTATTAGGTTTTACTCTAGTAATAAATCTTCTAGGGACTTTTTTTAATTTTAAAAGGTAAGGAGTTTCATTACTATATTGGTTTAATAAGGGATCATTAGCTCCTGTATTAGTAACTTCTTCAAATATAGTATCTTGTGCTAAGTAAGGAACTTCATAATATTGATTACCTTCTGAATCTATTATAGATTCTATTGATATTATATTTGTATCAAATAAAGTTAAAGTTTTAAATCTTTCTATTTCTCCTATAGTAAAAGTTTGGGTTTTAGATTCAGCCGAAATAGCAGGTACAGTTTTTTTAAGTAAATAATACTCTGGATTATTAGAAGCATCATACTGAAATATACTAACGTTCATTGTACTTAAAGAAGAAGAATATGTAAAATTAGCATCTTGTGTAGTATAGAATGTAGCTCCTTCTGTAGAGTTAAAAGTTGAGTTAGTTCTAATATTTAATGCATAATTAAAATCTGGTTCATATGAACCTCCAACTATTTTAGATGGTACTAGTTGTGATATGTCTAAATTTACACTTGCAGCTGATGTTACTTTAGGTTTATAACCCATAATATAAGCCAAATTATATATACTTTCTTTATCTTGAGCTGTAGATAAAAATGTTTCTTGGATTTGATTATCAGTATAAAAAGATAAAACATCACCTACATAAGATGCCATTTCTAAAAACATCATGCCTGGATTTCCTTCACTAAAGTCATTAAAATTTTCAGGAAAATAAGTTTGAGTAAATTCAACAAGTTGATTTTTAAATGAATTAAAATCTTTATTTAAATATTTTATTTCTTTTTCTTTAGGTGTATTTAATACTTTATTATAAGCCATTAGTTAAAATTTAATTGTATTGAATCTGTACTATTATCTGTAAAAAAACTATAAGAAATGTTTATAAAAACTGTGTGCTGATCCTCAGATAAGCCTGTTTTTAACTCTGTTATTTCTATTTGTGGAATATACCTAGTTGTTTGAGTTCTTATTTTTTCTTCAAGAATTTCTAAATTTATTTGTTGTTCAAATAATAAATATTTTAAACCTACACCATATTTAGGTAAAAATATTCTTTCACCTGGTTGTGTTAATAAAAGATTAATAAGATTAGATTTAACTTGTTCTCTTATAGTTTCAGTGCCATTAAATAAATTTGTTTCATCTAAAGGAAAAGCTACCCCTATCGTAACATTTTTGTTAAGATCTAAAGGGTTTATTCTTTTTATTCCTTGAATTATAGGCATCTATTATCTTCCTTTTTTCTTATCTATTGCTTTCATTAAACTACTATAATCTCTTGTTACTGCATTTGCTACTGAATCAGGCATACCTGTTGTGTCCATTGGTAATGGAGCCCCAGTTGCAAATGGTTCTGATAAACTTACAGGAGCCATAGCCGTTTGGGTATTTGTATCTCCTGCTGCTGTTTCGTTTAAAAGATCATTTAATGTACTATTACCTACAAAATTGTGTTTTTTTATAGGTTTTTTACCCATTATTTTTTCTTTTAAAGATGATTGTTGTGGAACTTCAACCATTCTTTCAGTATGTTCTGTAATATTTGGTTTAAGTTCATCACGTAAATCTTCTTTAAGTGATTTAATTTCTCTACGTAACGCATAATCGATTTCCTCTCTAACTACTTTTCTGATTAGATTTTCAAATGTTTTTGCTTTCATGTTATAAATTAGTGTTTTGTTATAAATATAAAAAAATATTTTTTAGTTTAAGAATTATTTTCTGGATTATAAGATACAAATCCATTTCCTGTATCATCT